AGTTTGGATATAAGAACTATATGTCCAGACTCCCTGAAGTCTATACTGGACACCCTAACAGAATTGAACGCTACAATCAATATGAAATGATGGATGTTGATGCTGAAATCAACGCCTGCTTAGACATTATCTCAGAATTCAGTACACAACGTAACGAACACAATAAAACTCCATTTAGTTTTGAATATAAAGAAGATCCTACTCCTCATGAAGTAGAACTCTTAACCAAGCAACTACATCAGTGGTCTAAGTTAAATGAATTCGATACTAGAATGTTTAAGATTTTTCGTAATACTATTAAGTATGGCGATCAAGTCTTTATTCGTGATCCAGAAAACTTTAAGTTGTACTGGATTGACATGGTTAAAGTTATTAAAGTTATTGTTAACGAAAGTGAAGGCAAAAAGCCTGAACAATATGTTATCAAAGATATTAATATTAACTTGCAGAATCTATCAGCGGCTCAAAAGACTAACACAGACTTTGCCGCTAACCCTGCAACTGGATTAGGTGGTACAGGTGGTGGCACAAATACTCCATACACTGTTCCTGCTATGCCATACAATACATCAGGATCACGTTTTACATTAGGTCAAAGTGAATCAGCGATTGATGCAAAGCATGTAGTCCACTTGTCATTAACTGAAGGTCTTGACAGATTTTGGCCCTTTGGTCAATCTATCTTAGAAAACATTTTCAAAGTTTATAAACAAAAAGAATTGCTTGAAGACGCTGTTCTTATCTATCGTGTACAACGTGCGCCTGAACGTAGAATGTTTAAAATTGACGTTGGTAACATGCCAAGTCACATGGCTATGGCATTCGTTGAACGTGTTAAAAACGAAATCCATCAACGTAGGATCCCATCAGTGTACGGTGGTTCGTCAGTAGTTGACGCATCATATAACCCATTATCAATGAATGAAGATTACTTCTTCCCGGTTACAGCCGAAGGTCGTGGATCAAGTGTTGAAGTATTGCCCGGTGGACAGAATCTTGGCGAAATCGATGACTTGAAATATTTCAACAACAGACTAGCACGTGGTCTACGTGTTCCAAGTTCATATTTGCCAACTGGTCCCGATGATAACACAACACCATTGAGTGACGGTCGTGTTGGTACTGCTATGATTCAAGAGTTTCGTTTCAATCAATATTGTGAACGTTTGCAGAACTATATTGCTCTCAAATTAGATGAGGAATTCAAACTATTCCTACGCTGGAGAGGCTTTAATATTGACACTGGATTGTTCAATCTAACATTCAATCCACCGCAGAACTTTGCGGCTTATCGCCAAAGTGAATTAGATAACGCACGTGTATCAGTATTTGGTACAATGGAAGCATTCCCGTATATCAGTAAGCGTTTTGCTATGGAACGTTTCTTGGGTCTAACGGAAGAAGAAATCAAAAAGAACGAGCAACTTTGGGAAGAAGAGAACAAGAAGGAAGTCACTGTTGATCCAACTGGTTCTGATTTACGTAATATTGGTGTTTCAACAGGTGACTTTGAAGCAGACCAATCAACTGCCGATGATATTGAGCAAGGTGAACAAGAAGCAGATGCAGCCACAGGGCCTGAAACTGCTGGTCCAGTTGCTAATGACGTAGCCGCACAACCATCTACAATGGGCGGCGGGCCTGGCGGAGCACCTGGTGGCGGCTTCTAATAAAGTGTAATGTTAAGTTTTCTGAAGTTTCTACTAATTTGGATATCGGAAAACTTATCAATTCCATTTTGGGTAGTGGGTCATATTCATTTAAGTATAAATCATACATGGTACGAAGATATACACATCGTATTAATGTCATTAGGAATGAATATAATAGTAGCAATTGGATTTTTCTTAGACTACCATGATTATACTTTGAACAAAGATAAATAAAAATATGAAATTATTCGAGATGTTTGATCCACCCGTTCAGGGAATGCAGGATGTCAACGCTGACAACAGCAAGCCAGTGTGGAGAACCTCTAGAAAAACTAAACTTACATTAAAGCAAATTCGCAAATTAAGACGTATGTTAGACGTAAGAAATTATGAAAAGAAAAAGTATCTAACTAAAGTACGTCAACAGTATGGTGCTAAATCAGCCGATGAATCCGGCGCACCCTCAGTCTAAAAGCATATTCCTACCAAAAACGCAAAAAAATAGCACTTAATACACTGTTTTGGTGTATAAGGTGTAAATATGTGTACAAAGCCATTTCTAATCAGGAGAAATTAACATGGACAACAAGAAATACGAAACACTTATCAATCTCATTATCAATGAGGATGAAACCCAAGCCCGCGAACTATTCCACGATATCGTGGTAGAGAAGTCACGTGAAATCTATGAGTCAATCATGGAAGAAGAAATGATGGATGACGAAGGCATGGGCGGTCAAGTAGGTGATCTACTTGACGAAATCAACGCTGAGGAATCAGGCGTCACTGAGGAAGACGAATCAGACGTAGAGTTTGATGACGAAGCCGAAGAAGATGGAGAAGACCTAACTCATGACATGGAAATGGATCATGATGATGGTGAAGGTTCTGAAGAAGTTGAAGATGCAGTTATCAGAATTGAAGACAAACTTGACCAGTTGATGGCTGAGTTTGAAGAAATCATGGGTGGTGATACAGCCGGTGATGATCTAGGCGATGAAGAAGTTGATTTTGAAGCCGGATCTGAAGAAGAAGTTATGGAAGCAGTACAACTACAAAAAGTATCTGTTACACATGGCGATAACGGCGTACAAACAAAGAGCCCAGTAGCCGCAAATGCTGGCAAGGCAGGCATGGACAGCAAGCCAGTTAATTTCGGCAGTGCTGACGAAAAAGGTCGTACAGCACCAACTGCGAAAGATGTTGAAGGCGCATCTAAGTTTAAGAATGCCCCAGGACATAAGTCGCAAGATTTGTCAAGTGCACCAAAGCCCGTAACTAAAGACGGTGCCGCATACGACAAGAGTCCAGTAGCGAAGTAAGGTCTGAGAGCAATGGCTTTGTACCTCAGAGAAAATTTGACATTCGACCGCGCTAACATCGTGGTCGAATCCTCAGGTGAAGGCTCATTAAAGTCCCTTTATATGAAGGGTATTTTCATTCAGGGTGGAGTAAAAAACGCCAATGAACGTGTTTATCCCGTTAATGAAATTGAAAATGCTGTCGATACTTTAAACAAACAAATTTCAGAAGGCTACTCAGTTTTAGGTGAAGTAGACCATCCGGATGATTTAAAAATTAATTTGGACCGTGTATCACATATGATTACAAGCATGTGGATGGACGGTCCAAATGGTTACGGAAAATTAAAAATTCTTCCAACTCCAATGGGGCAGTTAGTAACTACCATGTTGGACAGTGGAGTCAAACTAGGTGTATCAAGTCGTGGATCAGGTAATGTGAACGACTTAGATGGCCGCGTCAGTGATTTTGAAATCATCACTGTAGATATTGTCGCACAACCTAGCGCACCAAACGCTTATCCAAAGGCGATCTATGAAGGCATGATGAACATGCGTCATGGACATAAACTAATGGATATTGCTAAGGAAGCAAGAGGCGACAAGCAAGTAGAAAGATTCTTGAAAGAGGAAGTAATGCGCCTCATCAAGGATCTTAAATTATAAAAAGGGGATATCAGCATGTTTGATGCTATCAAGCCATTACTTGAAAGTGGATTAATCAACGAAGATATCGGGCGTGAGTTAAACGAAGCCTGGGAATCTAAATTGAATGAACACAAGAACCAAGTACGTGCAGAATTACACGAAGAATTTGCACAACGTTACGAACATGATCGTAGCGTAATGGTAGAAGCCCTCGATAAGATGATGACAGATAGTCTTTCAGAAGAAATTGAAGAATTTCGTAATGAAAGACAAGCAATGAATGAAGACCGCGTAAAAGCAAAACTCAAGTTACAAGAGAATGCAACTAAATTCAATGATTTCATGGTTACTAAACTAGCCGAAGAAATCCGTGAACTACGTGCTGATCGTAAACTTCAGATGGAAAATCAGAAGAAACTTGAAAAGTTTGTGACACATGCACTAGCCCGCGAAATTAAAGAATTCGCAGTGGATAGACAAGCAGTTGTTGAAGCAAAGGTCAAGTTGGTTGCCGAAGGTCGCAAGCAATTAGAAACACTTAAAGGCAAGTTTGTTGCTGAAAGTGCTAAGAGAGTTAGCAACATTGTCGAAACTCATCTTAAGGGTGAACTATCAGCACTTAAGGAAGACATTACATCCGCTAGAGAAAACAACTTTGGACGCAAACTGTTCGAAGCATTCGCAAGCGAATTCTCAGTTACTCATCTCAATGAGAAGGCTGAAACTCGCAAGTTAATGCAAGCACTTGCTGACAAGGATGTAAAACTAGCCGAATCTGCTAAGGTAATTGCGCAAGCAACTAAGTTAGTAGAATCAAAAGAACGTGAAGTTCGCATTATTAAAGAATCAACTCATCGTGAAAAGGCTCTAGACGATTTATTGTCTACCTTAAACGAAGAGAAGGCTGTAGTAATGAGAAGTTTACTAGAAAGCGTTCAGACAACAAAGTTGAAGAATGCATTCGATAAGTATTTACCCGCTGTTCTTAATACTGGATCAGAAACAAAGACTGCAAAGTCTGCGTTAACTGAATCTGTTATTGTAGAAGCAACTGGTAATAAAACTGCCAAGAATCACAAAGAAGTTGATTTGAGTGAACGTGATAACGTCATTGATATCAAGCGCCTGGCAGGGCTTTAATTAGACATAGTTTAGGAGAATATAAATGTCAAAAGTATTATTAGAAAGCCGTTGGGACGAAACTAAAGACGCCCTGCTTGAAGGCTTAAAAGGAACTCGTCGTTCAACAATGGGTGTTATTTTAGAAAACACCAAGAAGCAGTTGCTTGCTGAATCTTCAGCCGGTACTACAACTGCTGGTAACATCGCAACTCTTAACCGCGTAATTCTACCGGTTATCCGTCGTGTTATGCCAACTGTTATCGCTAACGAACTCGTTGGTGTTCAGCCAATGACAGGCCCAGTTGGTCAGATTCACACATTGCGTGTACGTTACGCTCAGTCATTGACTGACAACTCAGCAGCCGCTACATCTGTAACTGCTGGTGAAGAAGCACTCTCACCATTCAAGATTGCACAGGCATACTCACGTGTTAAGAACGATGCTACAAGCACTAACTTCTACACTGGTGCTGACACTGCGGCTCTTGAAGGTAACGGTGGTAAGCAGATTTCTGTGCAGATTCTACGTCAGGCTGTTGAAGCCAAGTCACGTAAGTTGCAAGCACGTTGGACATTTGAAGCCGCGCAGGACGCACAGTCACAGCACGGTATCGATGTTGAATCAGAAATCATGGCCGCTCTAGCACAAGAAATTACTGCTGAAATCGACCAAGAAATCTTGCTTTCATTGCGCACTCTAGCGTCAACTGAATTCACATACAACCAGGCTACTGTATCAGGTACTGCTACATACGTTGGTGACGAACATGCTGCCCTAGCAGTTCTTATCAACCGTGTTGCTAACTTGATTGCACAGCGCACTCGTCGTGGTGCTGGTAACTGGGCTGTTGTTTCTTCAGCCGCTTTGACTGTTCTACAGTCAGCAACAACTTCTGCATTTGCACGTACAACAGAAGGTACATTCGAAGCACCAACTAACACTAAGTTTGTTGGTACATTGAACGGTGCTATGCGTGTGTTCGTTGACTCATATGCTCCAGATACACAGCCAGTATTGGTTGGTTATAAGGGTTCATCTGAGACTGACGCAGCCGCATTCTACTGCCCATACATTCCATTGATGAGCAGTGGCGTTGTTCTAGATCCAACAACATTCGAACCAGTCGTATCATTCATGACACGTTATGGTTACATCGAATTAACAAACACTGCGTCATCATTCGGTAACGCGGCTGACTATGTTGGTGAAATCGCTGTTCAGAACTTGACATTCCAATAAGAAAAACTTTCTCAGGGATGGGAAGTGGGAAAAGGCTCTTCGGAGCCTTTTCTTTTGGCTTATCTTTTTACTAAATAACTTAGAGGATATAATTATGG